ATCCAGGCGGGGGCAACCGGGCGAGCGTCGATGTTCGGGAAGTCGGCCGATGCAGGCCAGTCGCGTAATGCCTGGACATAGTCCAACAGCTCGCCGGATTGCTCCTTAGTCAATGTGGTGGGACGTGATGAGTCCATCTCATCACGATGACGGTCGCGCAACCATTTGACGCTTTCAATTTCTGCATCGCGCCATGCTCTTTCTGCGATTGCTGGATCAACCGTAAAAGCGGGTTCGGGCTTGCCGCCAGCCACCAGCCACTTTTCATAATCAACCCAAAAGCGGTGGCCGTTTGGAACTGTTGCGCCATCTGAGAGCCGGAGCACAGTATTGGGATCATCGGTGAGTTGGTAAGCCATATCGACTCCTAAAGTTCAGCATCCGCTGTTGCGTGTATGTAATAGGTCTGGGTGGGAACCCCGACATCGCTGTTATCAATAGAGACGCCGCGTGTTCCGATGATCAGTGCTCTTGCGTTAGCAGAGGAAACCGCATCGCTGCCTGAACGCCACTGACCGTTAGCTCCATTGCCCATCGGTCTGTAGAGCCGCATGCTCGGCACAGCGCGTTTCTCAACTTTGAATTGCCACTGCCCAATAGGCTGACTGCCCGAGTTCATCTGCCCTTGATACACAACGCTGATTATTGACCCTGAAACATCAATGCCATCAACAGGGGCTATGCCTTGTGAAAACGTTTTTTCAAAGTACCGCTGACACAGTGCCAGCTCTTGCTGAAGGGGGCGCCTTTCGAATTCGGTTGCAACAGAACCTATCTCTAATTGAGCAGATGCCAATACGACCGTATGCGCAGCAGACACCTTAGAAACAATAATTAACTCAATGTAATCGTTATTGTTGTAGCCCTTAGTCTTACCAAGTACCGAGCTTAAATTGAACGACACGGTGTGTTTCTTGTAGTCCCGAGTGACCTCTATATCCTGGAAGTGGTCAACATCTGGAGATACGTTGCCACCTGTTCCAAACGTCTGGCGCACGATAACTGTGCACGTTTGCTCGACCGTGGAGTTCAGATAGAAAGACGCAGTCACCGTTTGACCTGCGCCAGTTTCAACACCTTCGATTCGTTGTCGAATGTTGGAACCGGGCGACCCGGCTGTGAAACTGGCGTTCAACGCCCATTTCGCACCATTAAAGCCCTTACCCAACGTAAACGGTGTCTTGTCCCATTGGGCGATAACGCCTGCAGGCACGAAAACCATCCAACGGTCTGCCGTGTAAAGAGCGTTAGCGACAGAAACCGATCCGCTATTTCCACGCTGCCAAATGTCCAAGTTGCCATTGATCAGTAGATTTTTGCGATAGACCTGGCCTGGGAATTTCTGATTTTGACTTTCGATTTGTGACGCAAGGGCTTCGGTATTGACCACCTTTTTTGAGCGGTCGTCGACTGGTGCTGTAGGCGCGTTCTGTCCGCCTGCCCACTGAAAGGTCAGGGCCGTGGTGCCCAAAATGATTGGCCCATCAGTGGTCAGGTGCCAGAGGGTGTCGCCGTTCGCAATGCCACGCTCAACATGAACCAGCAGGCCTGGTGTCACCTCACTGCCGACGTCTGCATCTGCCGTGCGGGTCCAGATCTGCGCCGTGGTGAGATAGAGCCCGTTGTCTTTGCCCTGGGCTTGATCTTTCACCAGCACGCGGGAGCCCACTGGCACTGCCACGCCATCAATTGTCTGGGCACCGGCCAGCACGACAGGCCCTGTTGTGGCGACCAGTACCGACTGCTTCACGTCCTGCTGATTGATCGCATCGGTGATGGAGTCAGTCACAAACTTGCGAGTGGCGAGCACCACCGCTGGATCGATCATCAGCACCACGTTCGCCGCGCTGGATACGATGAAATTCATACGTATCACCTGCGTCCGACCGGAGCCTTGGGACATCAGGGATTTGTAGGTAGGCGCGCAGTTCGCCACGGCCACCAGGTCGCCGTCAGCGTCGTAGAGTCCGATTTCGTTGATCCACCATCCGCCTTCTTCTGCCGGGATGATCTGTTCAGCGATCAGAATATTGCTGTTGGCCGGGTCAATCATCAGCCTGTTCAGCGGCCGGCGGCGACGCTCGTTGATCAGCTTTTTTTGATTGCGGTCGGGTATTGGGCTGGTTTCGTTTGCGTCACCGACACCCATTTCGGTGAGTTTCCAGGGGATGCCGAGCGCGTCCGCATTGGCCTGCTTGGCTTCACCGATAACGGTGAGGATCGCAAAAAACTGAGCGTTGAATGGATCGATCATGGGTAGATATCCAGTGTGTCGATGGAATGTTCACGACCCGCGACGCCGATGTAGCACGCAAGGCCAATGGCGCCTGGTATCGGCGGATAGATGTCGAGGGTGTCGATGGTGTGTTCGCGCCCAGGTACGCCGATAACGCCCGTGGTGACGATGTCGCGAAAGACTGGGGGGTAGATGTCGATCTCATCGCCGTCGTAGGTACTGGCGAAAATGTTCATGCCACCGGTTGTTTCGAGGCTGATGGCCAGGCCGGTCAGATGACGGGTGAGTGGCTTGGCGTCGTCGATCAGCCAGGTCAATTCCAGGTACATCTCTTCGGTGATGCCGGTTTCCAACACGCCGACCTTCAAGGCGAAAGTGCCGGGTACGCCTTCGGGAGTGGTTTGCCACCACTCCAGGACCTCAATCAGGTAACCGAGCGGTTCCACCACGCGACGCAGAGCGCCGATGGTGCCTTTGCGCGAATGGATGTAGTGGGATGAACGGATGGCTGCACGTTTTGCGGCTTCAGTCCATCTGCTGTCCCAACGGTCAACAGAGAAAGCCCAAGCCAAATAGGGCAGCAGGTCGACGGGGCAGGTGTTCGGATTGCAGAGCTGTCGCAAAGGGATAGGTACACGCTGGATCTGTGCGAGCGCCTGAGCCGCCTGACGCTCAAGCGACGTCGCGTTTCCCGGTAACAGCTGCTGCACGCCCATTACTCAATGCCTCGGCTCAATGTGATGCCGGTGCAGTAGGGGGCTTGAGCTTTGGTCGCGACAATATCTACCCAGCCCTCCAGCTCGACTTTGCGCACGCCTTCGACGTGGAGAGCGGCGTGTAAGGCCGATTCCGAGACCTCCATGCCCAAGCGGCGCCGTTGATGAACGTAGGCCAGCAGGCGCTGGTGTGCGGCAGCCAGGATAGGTTCCGACTCTGGACCGCTCGACAGCAAATAGAGCTTGGCCTTTACCTGGTAATTCAGGATCTGCGCGCCCTGGACGGTGAGACGGTCAGCCACCGGCCGGCGGTCATCGTCGCTCAGGTAAGCGTTGACGACGGCAAGCAGCTCGGGGGGCGCTGTGCCATCGCCCAGCAATGACTGAACCGTGACCACGGCGACGGCAGGCGAGGGGCTTTCGGCTGTGGCGTCGGCTACGCGACCGTCCGCTGCCCTGGCGTGGAAGATGTAGCTGTTGCGCGGGCCGGCAGTGCTCAACCCTTCCCAGGCCATCTGCGCACGTTCGCGTAGGCTGTCGTCGCTCTCCATTAACGTAGGGATAGGCGGCACGGCATTGGCTTTGCCTTGCTGAATCACCAGGCGCTTGACGTTGAAGTTGCCGGCCAGCTGTTCCAGGTCAGTGCCACGCGCGGTGGCGAGCAGGTTGGCAAGCGATGCTTCGTTGACTCGCTGACGCCATACGGTCTCGCGGTAGGTGTTTTCCTGCAGCAGCTTGGTGAGCGGCTCCGACTCTATCTCCAGGCGTGCCGCGATCTGGGCCTGCTCGTCGGCCGGCCAGAGGCTGATCATGTACGCCTTTCGCTCGGCCAGGATCTGTTCGAAGTCGATCTGCTCGACGATCTGCGGCGGCGGCAACTGGCTGAGGTCGATGGCGGCGAAACTGTTCATACACTGCCTCCCAGCTGCAGGGGCACGCTGAGGCTCAGCGGCTCATTGGTGTCCACCACGGTGCCCTCCAGATCAATCGAGGCCTGGCCCTGCATGTTCGCTCCCGCGAACTGCACGCGGCTCAAGCTGATGCGGGTTTCCCAGCGCATAAGCGCCATGACCGTGGCGGCGTAAACGCGCAGACGGTTGACGTCGTTGAAGGGGTGATCCACCAGCTCTGGCACCAGGCTGCCGTATTCGCGGCGCATTACACGCGTGCCAATGCGGGTGGTCAGAATGTCGGTGATCGCCTGACTGATGTGCTCGCGCTCGCTGATGGCGCCGCCGGTATGTCGGTTCATGATGGGATGGGCACCCCGGATTGGTCGCCGCCGGCCTTGACGCCGGTGTGCGGGTGTTTGACCACGCTGACGCCGGCTGCAACCACGTCAATCGACACGTCAACCCGACCGGTGACGGTCTGATTGCCGGTTTGGTTGTAGTCGCCTTTGTGCGTGATGTCGCCGACCAGGTTGATGCCGCCGCTGCTGATCAGGTTGGTGGTGCCGCCGTCGGCCAATGTGGCGTTGAGGTGGTGGGCCTCGCTGTCGTATTCGATCACCGTGCCGTCGGAGTAGGTACGACGGTGGAGGCCTGGGCGGTTGCCGTTGGCCGGGACGAGGTCACTGAATACGCCAGTCACGGCGATCCCGTTGGCGAGCTGGCCCGATGGGCTGAGCAGGATCACCTGTTCGCCGAGAGCGGGCGGGTCCCATTCGCGGTCAGCTCCGGCGCGCAATGCGAGCCAGGGAAGCCAGGCGGTGGTCAGCTTTCCGGTTGTTACCTGCACACGCGGGGGCTCCATCTGCACGGCGGCGATGACGCCGAAGCGGATGAGATTTTCGAGCAGGCGGGCGAGGGCGGCTAAGTCGTTCATGGCGCCGATGGTGGCGCCACGCGTGCACGACTGCAGCTCTGGAGAGTTGTATCGGAGGGATTTACAAGCTCAAATCAGGTGTTCTGAGTCGGTGGTTTTATTTTTGGTGATCGAGCCGGACGCGGAGGAATTCTATCCGCTATAGATTGTGGAGCCTTACCACTGATCACTGTTCGGTGAATGAACTGTTCCAGAGTTGTCAGTAATGTCTTGAACTCATCTCGGTTTGGAGACCAAGCGCGATGAGCTGCTGCACTTCCTGCATCAGTAACTACCTCCAAATTTTTGGACTCTGTTTCACCAATAAAACCTTCATTGAAAAGATGTTTGACCTTTGCCTCCAAAGAAAGTGAGGGGTCAATTTTTAGGATTTCTGTACTGCGATCAAATGCTGTTCTTAGACCAACTGAAGCGAGAATAAATGAAGAATGTTCATAGGCCTGATACATTTCATTAAGAATAGAAAATAGCTGAGGATCGATTGTTGCGATGTTCCAAACCCAGTCGGGCTTCTCAGTTTCTTTTTCTG